CTGATGATTACTTCTCTGCGAACTCTCTTCCATTCTGTTGAACGATAGAATTGCTGATTAAAGACTCGCATGAAACCGAATTTATCTTCTCCAATTTCTCCAGCAAGTTTTAGGTATTCAAATCGCTCTTCGAATGTTGGAAGCCGAATAAGCTCATCATACGTACGGATAATCCTGTTGAGGTTCCTCATCATGCCCACCATAAAGTTTCATTGCAGCAATGGCGTCAGCATAAAGTTCTTCTGTATGTTTGGAAGTCCTAATAGCCTCAGTCTTTGCTTCGAGGAGTTCGTTCTCTTTCTTAAGTTTTTCGCGTTCAAGTCGTTCTCTCATGCAGCCAAGCCTAAGATAATGAGTAATTACCTGAGAAGAAGCTGTTCCTTCTTCGAGTTGTTTTTCGGCCAAGTTAATAGCAAGGTCGATCAACTGATTCTCTCTGGCTTCTGGAGTCAGGGCGGGACGGTTTGCCATTGCAAAGTTGGCCTCCTATTCTTTAAGATTTGTTTGTAAATATCATCCGAGCTAATTTAGGCGGTATAATGACCCGCGGGCTAATGAAGATGTGTTGCGCAGCAGAGTAAGGGTTGAAAGGAGAAAGGAGGTAAGAACCATGGAAAGCACACAACTGATCATTATACCGTCGAAATTAGCCCGGAAAATATCAATGAAAATATCCACCGGGGCTTTTTTGAAGAGGGCCGCGAAACTAGGGGGATTGATATTATATTTACCCCCCCCCCTTGTGTTATATTTAGTTGAAGTGTCTCAAAAGCAATTGATTAACAGTTCAAAACACTTTAAAATTAATTAAAATTGAATTACAAAATTAAAGTAAAAACTTTAGTAATTAATTTTAATTAAATTAAAACAAAACTAAAACAAAAGCTTTTTTTTAAACAAACAACAGACTAAACACAATACAAAGCAATACAAATTGTAATAGAACCAAATAACTGTATTTAAATAGTCTCACTAGGGGTATCGTCCTGTACTGTAGTAGCAGTGACTTTCTTATGTACACCACTAACATTTAAACGTACAATTTCGTCCATAGCTCGCTCAATTTCCTCTTCATTATCCTTATCCGAGAGGTCATTAGAGGTATAAGCGAGTCTAGCAAGCAAAGAACATGTATGATAACCATGTTCCTCGTCAAACTGATACCAATCATCGAATTGAGTGAAAGGATCAAATGGATTGTCAATTGTAGTTAAAGCAGAATCATTTGCCATTTAAATCTCCTTTCATTAAAGCATTTAAATAGAAACTGACTTTAACTCAAATATTTAAAAACTGTTGAAGTCGAAACACCTAAAGCTTCAGCAATTTCAGCATTTGAATGACCTGAAGCACTTAAAGCTCTAATTCTAGCTTGTTTTGCGGGAGGTAGGGTAGTAGAGTCCTTATAGTTGGGCATTGAGAGTCGTCTAATGTCATCAGAATCCATATTATTAAGAATACTAAAAATTGTAGTCGAACTCAAAGCGCCAGCCTGAATTGCTTCCCATTCTTTCTGAGTAGGCTTTACAAGAACGTCTTTCTTACTAGAACCAACTGCATCACGGGCCTTAGCAAGGGACCTATTACGCTCCTTCTTGAGGTCGGCCTTATGCTCCTCGTCTGTAAGCTCTGGATTGTCAGCAATCTTAGCCTTAATCTCTTGATTGGCCCTAATCTGTGCGATGCGCTCTTTAGGGGCGTTCTTAAGGGCTTCATTGAGCTTAACCTTGAGGCTATTAACTTCCTGGTTATAGTTCTCTTTGGCCACAATGCTGACAGAGGAGTTATCCGTAGCAAGGTATTCTTTGCGAGCTCTATTAGCTAAAGCCTTAAGCTTATTAGCATAATCTGCATACAAATTCTCTTTTTGTGTCCCAGAAGAAAGAGTATAAGCATCAGTTGTTTCAGCCATTCTGGTGCTGTCCATAGTTCGCACTTGAGTCTTACCCTTCTTATCTACATAGGTTTCGTTAGCTAAAACTTTAATACGTTCACCTGTTTCTGGATCAGTATTATAGGTGCTAATTCCAACCTGAGATCTAGCTGTAACTTTAGGAACTTGAATACTAGACTTTGCTCTAGATACAATTGTTGCAGCTCCACCTTTTCCAGTTTCAGGATCATACTGATACTTTTGTTTAAGCTCGCGAATATTATTGTCTTTCTCGCTTTGTTTATAATCGAGATGGTGCTTCTTAGCATCAATAACAACCATACTATGCTTTACAGCTCTAACAATCTCTTCATCAGTTGCACCTTTAAGGGTCATGTCAGTAATTAAATTACTAACTTTTCCCATTTCATTTTGCTTAGTCTTTTCCTTCATTTCTGGCATTCCTTCATAGCCTTTATATTGCTCTTTAGGATCAAAATCTTTAAGAGCTTCGTAAGCACCACTAAATGCCTTGATGTTTTGAATCGGAACTTTAGCAGAAACTGGAATAACCTGCACAGTATCTCCATCAAAATCAGCACCAGAAAGCTGGTCAGCAACAGTCTTATTAATACCTACGGCATCTTTAGCATCACCAAGAATAGACTTAGCTTTCTTATCGTTATTATTAACCGTAAGAATGGGAATCTCAAAAATGCCACCATGAGGATATCTAATCAGAGCTACCTGTTCACCATTCTGATAGTTAGGCGCATAGATCTCAGTGTCTTTCATTGTTGTGATAGGAATAAGAACCTGAGATCTTTGATTCGGGAAACCAGCAGCTTTCAAGTGAACAGCCGTAGAATCACAATCACTAGCAAATTCTTCAAGAAGTTTCTTTCTAGTTTCAGGCTGTTGAACTTTTAGAATATCATTCAATTCATCAGCTTTTTCAGTATAAGAAACTTTGAGTTGATTCGAGATCAATTTTGCAGGCTGTTTAGCAAGCATCTGAGCAGAAATAGTTCTAGACCATTCATCCCAGTCACCTTCTTCATTAACCTTATTAATTACTGAAAGTTGTCTCTCGCCGTTTTCATCAGTATACCAACGTTGACCATTCGCTTTGATGCTGGCTCCAAAAGGATTATCTCTATCTTCTTTCAAATCTTTAAAGACTTTCCTAGCAGGAGTTCCTTGAGATTTATTAGTATTAAAGACAACATCATATCCATCAGGAATATTATCAGAATAAATGGCCATGCCTTTAAGATAGCTGGTATCATCAACTGCAATACGCACCTGCGCATAGTGTGCATTGCCAAGAGAGATATCTTCAACTCCTTTACGAAGTTCAATAACACCATCTTTGTCGATACCGCCTTCTTCTTTATAACGAATATAAACTCGTTTAGAATCAATACTTTTCGGATAGTCTACTAAGCCCCAAGATTTTCCGCCATCTCTGGATACGTACTCTTTAATCGTTCCAATATCTTGAAGATTATTGAATACTTCTCTTTTGGTAGTGCCTTCAGGAGCAAGAACCTTGACAGTTGTATACTGTTTTGGGTTTGTAGCTTGAGGAACATTGATAGTTACTACTTCATAGCCTTCTTCTTTCATTTTAGCAAGAGAAGCATCGAGTTTTGTTCTAGCAACACCAAGTTCTCGTTCAACACCAATACCAACATCAATATACTTATGATTCTGGAGACTCTTTTTGAGTGTGTCTGTAGTAGAGTCGATCTTATTCTGCTTTTTCTCATTTGCCTGCTTCAGCCAACCGCGGACAGTGGATTCTTTGGTACCCATGAGTTCGGCAATTTTGGTATTGGAATATCCATGATCTTTGAGCTTCTGGGCTCTACTAAGATTAGCAGCTTGTTCTTTTGCTTTCTCAAGAGTCACTTGATTTCTAAACTCTTTTGTATTCATTCCAAGAGCTTTTGCAACTTCAGTATCACTGAGACCTTCTGCACGTAATTTCGCAACTTGTGCTCGAAAACCTCCTTCATGTTGAAAAGGATCGTCACCAGAGCCATACTCATATCTTCCAGAATGAGGAATAGAACCCTCATGTGGTGTGCCAGAGTGCTGTAATTCTGTTTCCATATGTCTACTCCTCTTCTTTCATTTGATCTATAATTTTGTCGAACGAAACGATTTTCTTCTCGATTCGAACAATATCATTCGGATCAGGATTATGAACGAGAACATCATTAGTTTGATAGATTCTAAGTTCAATCTCAATATCCTGAGGTCTGACATTGTACTCAAGACAGAACAATGCTGCATAAATCTCAAGTTGATTCATGCTCGTCGGGCTTTCGCCTGTTTTGAGGTCATGAATTCTGAGCATGCTATTATTAAAACAAATAGAATCGGCAGTACCGAAACAATTGTCGGAATAATATAAAACCTGCTCAGGGGTCATTCCATAGCCAATAGCGTCATTCACATAGAGATTCAGAGTTTTGTTAGTGTCAGGCAGTTTAATTCCAAGTTTGATTGCTTCCTTAGCAAAAGCATGTAAAGCGGTTCCTCTTTGTACTGCTTTAAATTTGCGATAGTAAGAGCGAATCTTATCTTCGTCATAATTAATCCAGTGATACTTACTGGCACTCAAGAAGGCATGACGACCTTCAAGATTTGAATGATTGTGAAAGTTCATCTAATACCTCCTTTTTGTTTTCCGGATAAATAAAATTTGCATACGACATTTCTCTACATGAACCTACATAATAGTCTTGATTTGGGCGATGACTAGCATTAGCAGATTGTTTGCATTCTAAAGCGGCCCAATGCTTGCCATAGAGAACAAGTAAATCCGGAAACCCTTGAATATAATTTGCATCATTCTTCAAAACTATACACCCTGGAAACATGGTCTTTAGATCTTTAATAAGATCTGCCTGGAACTTATTTTCTTTCATCGTTCTTACCTCCTAAATAAAAATGCGAAAGAAAAGAGGCTTTGTATCGAATTTTTGTTTAAAAAATGCGGTACA